GCATATCATTCTCTACAAACTCACTGAAAGGTCTACGATAGTAAACATCATCAGGTGCTACTTCTTCGATTGATTGGTTACGAGGCTTTACTGATATTTCAAACTCGTCACTTAGATTCCAACCATTCTTTGCAGCTTCATCTTGGAATTGTTTTAGTGTTTGAATACTAGGATTCCAATCAGAGTTGTTCTTGATGATTTCATCAATGTCATCTGCTTCATCTAAGATAGCTCGACGAATATTATTAAGTTGCTCAACTGCAGTATCAGCATCTGTCTTAGTAAAGGTAGACATAAGACTCTTTACACGACCACGAGCAAGGTCACCAACTACAACAAAGTAGTTAGCTTTAGGATTGAATCGTGGACCACCTGCGTTGTAGCCTAGCACATCACCAGGATCAAGAGCATCTACTTTACTAGGACGTGAAGCATACATGATACCTTCATAATCATCATGTAGTTTCCATACGTCAACACCCTCGTCTAGTTCTGACTTACGTAGGCGAGTGTTGCTTGCAATGTCTATAATAAAGTCATCAGATGACAGTGCATCCTTGCTAATTATTTTAGAAGGAATCCTGAAACCGTTAGGTAGAGTTAAAGTTTTATAACCCTTCTCTACGAAGCGACGCATTGTGTTGTTTGCATTCAAGATGTAACGAGCATTGTCAAGACTTACAGTAGCATTGTAAGCAGAGATAATACGTTCATCAGCTTGCTTACCTGTGTAGGCTTTAAACTTGTTAGCAAACTCTAGGTCACTAAACCACACACGTTCTGTAGCTTCTGCACCATCACGAAGACCTCGTGTAATACTATCTAATGCTTCAAACTCGTCAGCAGTTATTGCATCTATCTTTTTGTATTCTTGTTCGATCAGGTTACGGACTGCACCTTGGGCATCTTTACCTAAATTAGCTAATACATTGGTGCGCTCAACACCACGTAGGGCAGTAGAACCCATCAAGAAGTTACCGAACACACGTCCCATAGTCTTGCGAACAATGCCACGTTCCATACGTAATAGTTCATCAGGATTGTAGTCTAGAGTAAAGTCCTTGTCTTTAGATACTTTACTTAAATCTAGGTTTTCTTCGAAACGTACTACATAACCCTTTAGCTCACCTGCTTCGTTAGTAACCTTTGCGACTTGACCACCTGTACGTTCTGCTAATCTCTTAACAGATGCAGGAGCTTCACCGTTCTTCAATGGCGCATAAGGGTTACCGTCTGCAGCTTTACCGAAGTCTACACGAAGCAACTGATTACCGAACCCTGTATCAACAGCAGCAGGTTGATCATAGATAGGATTACCTACTCGTTGTTTAAAACGATCAGCAAACTTAGATGTAGCTAGTGCAATCTCGTCCTTAGTAAGAGCACGGCCCATTGATCCTGAGTTAATCAAGTCAGATAGTTTCTGTACTAACTTATCCTTTTTCAAGATACGTGCATAGTGTCCCTCTGTAACTGGTGTAGCAGGGGGATGTAGGTTAGTCGCTGATGGTCCTGCGTCTGCTTCAACAACAGGGTCTACACGCTTCCGTGCTATGTCTGCCGCTACATCTGCAGCCTCTTCAGGAGATGCTTCACTAGAAATCTTAGCAGTGATAGTACGTGGTTTAGCAGTTTTAGCTACTGCTTTCAGACTTGCTTTAGCAGTACTACCTAGACCTACTAAGTCAAGAATTGCTATGTACTTTACTAGATCAGCTTGAGGATCGTAGCCGTAGTTAAGAACAGAACTCTTCAACCAAGCTAGAGTATTAGCATTGTTCTCACGAAGACCTTCAGACATAACATCGTCGATCTGTCCTCTAGCCCACTGAGCAAACTCATTCAAGCTTACATTAGGGTCAGCAGCCTTGTATAGAAACTCAGCACCTAAACGCTCTGATCGTTTAGTTAAGTTCTCAGGTATACCAATAGTGACATCACGAATAACATAAGACGCAAAGTCTAATGCACGATCCATGATGCCTGTTTCTTCTTGATCTTCGTACTCAGCAATGATGTCTTGGCTGATACGTTGTGCCATAGCTAACTTGAGATCGACAGGATCAACAGAGTCATCCCCTTGAGCAAGAGCCTGTTCATAGTAGAACTGAGGGTTGTTTATAAAGTCGTTCTGTTTAGTCTCAATGTTTGCGTAGTTTCGTTCTACTTCTTCTGCTAGTGCTCTTTGATCTAGAGCTTTGTTGATGTAGTTATTTAGAGGAGAAGTAGCAAAGAGTACATGGTTCTTAGCAGAATTAACATCTAAATCCTGTTGACCAGTGGCATAGTAGATTTCATCATCCTGTGTATCAGAGGACACAGAAGGTAATTCTTCTTGAACTTCAGAAGGAAAAGCTTCATCGAAAGATAAAACCTCTTCTTCATCCATAAACTGTATTTGAGTCTGTTCAACCACTTCGTTAATCCTATTAGAATAATCTTGTTTGTCCGAAAGGACTTCCTGCAAGTTGGAATCCTGCATTCATTGCCATTCCAGTATACCCTGCAGCCAAGCTATACTGATTCGAAGCACGTTGAGAAAGCATACCTGCCCTTGCCATAAGAACATCTTGTTCTGCAGATAGAACACCTGCTTGTCCATATAGACCTTTGATCTGACTTTCTAAGTCTACTGATGATTGCTGAAGACCTGTAATATTCTGAGATATACCAGACATCTGAGTTGAGAAACCAAGACCTGCAGCTAGATTAGAACCAATGGATGCAGCACCCCCTGCCACTGAAGAAGCCCCTGCAGCACCTTGAGCTTGAGCAGCCGAAGCAACCCTAGCCCTTTGAATCTGAGCTTGTCGTATTGCTTGTATTCGTTGCTGCCTAACTTGAAGTTGTTGTGCTCTCTTTTGTTCTTCAATCTGCTGTTTCTGTAACGCAAGTTGTTCTTGAGCAAGTGCCGTAGACTGCTGTTGTAAGGCACTAATCTCTTCAGTTTTTACTGCAGACTCTTCTAGAACAACTTCAGCTTCGGCTTGTGCTGCTGCTGCTCTTTTCTTTGCTTTTGAAGCTTGTGATAACCCAACTACAGTAGCCGTTGCTAGAACGATTGTTGATATTGCCGCCATTTTATAATACCTTTACATAACATTCTTCTGCACAAGAAAAACCCTGTCTTTGAAAAAGCAAACCTGCTTTAGAACCTGTGCATTTATCAACTGTTGAAAGTCTAACAAGACTACAGTCTATATCTTCAGCCCACTTGACGTATTCTTTTATCATCTTTACGGAAGTCTTTCCGTTTCTGTGATCTGGTTCTATCCAGAACATTAACTCCTGAGCTATTAAGTTAGAATTAAATAACATTTCAGATGCAACTGATATTAAAGAACCTACTATTGTTTCATTGTAACAGATAACTTTAACAAAACCATAAGGAGAATCTATCAAGTCTTGTAGTGAATTACTTATCTTAGTAGTATCTATGTTAGGTGTTGCTAGAAAGTCTGGTACTTCTTTTGCGAATTGTTTACATAAAAGAAGAATATCTATTATATCGCTCTGGTTAGCGTCACGAATTGTGTAAGACATAAAGTCTCCTATTAGAAGTTACGGTTAACTCCACCAAGAACTGAGTATCCAAGTAGAACGAAATCCTTACCTTGTTCACTCTCGAACTTTAAACGCATTGATCGACCACGACCACGTACTTTCATTCTTGTAACAATTACTGATTCAGGATAATCAAAGTCCAATAGGTTTCCTGAATCTACAACAGGCATTGATTTAAATCTGTAGGCTTGTTGTGCAGTGCTAGAAGATGTACTCTTAAAGTCCCAGAATGCAGATACTAACATAGATGATGGTTTGTCTGGTGCGTATCCATCAGTCTCATTACCTTCCCATGCAGTCTCAGTTAGTCGCATGTAAGTTGTAATATAAGGCGCAGTCTTCTTTAGGACTAGATCACCCATGAAGTCATAACCTGCTTCAGCAAAAGAACTATAGTTTGTAGTACCCCAATCTAAGAAGTCATCATTAGTAAACGAACCCATAGTTACTTTATTTGTATCTCCATCTCTTATAATAGTGATAATAGAAGGAGAGCCTGTTATACCTGTAACTGTTTGAATAGATACAACATCATCACTTGCAGAGGTTATAACGTCATCCCCATTACTTGTAACAACATCAAGAGTAGCGTATCCTGCACCGAACCCAGAGAAGAACTCAAGACCAATGATAGCATCTGTATTACTTGATTCGTCTTCAATATACCAAGGATAGAATGCTTGAATCGCCGTATCTAAAACAAGTATGTTGTTTACTTTAGATTCTACTGTTTCTCCATTATCAGGCCAAGCCCAGTATATACGCTTGTTTAAAGAATCAAATGTAGAAACAAGTTTTAATTTAGAATCTGTAGGTATTCTATCCCAATAACTTTGTATTGTTGAGATAGTTAAATTACTTTCAGTAGGTCTACCTTGATTTTCATCAAAGGCTAAAGTATGAATACCATTTTTACTCCACCACAAAGGAGTACCGTCTGCAACTACAAAGCTACCTGCATCAACGATACCTATATCTGTAATCTTTTTAACAGAAAATGCAGTAGGTCTGAAGAAGTCATCAACACCTGAAACAGACCACACACCATTTTCAGCAAAGATGTATAAACGAGCATCAATAACATAAAGAACTTTAATACCTGTTGCACCAGATATTTTTAGAACCCCACCATCAGTATCAAGTAAATCACTAAAGTTTTCAGAGGTAGGATCATTCTGTTGTAGACATTCACCTGCTTGATTTAAGTTCTCTACAATCTGAGAAAATAATACAACATCTGTATTTTTAGAGCTATCAAGACCTGCGTAGAAAACACGACCTGCAAAGTTAGCTACTGTTTTAAATCTACTAGATTCAGTCTCTGTAGTAAGTCCTGAGATACCCGATGCAGTAGCACGGTCTTTACTAAAGAAATCTAGAATGTAATGACCATTGCCTGTTAATGATGTACCGCCATATATCTTATCCCATTCGGTAGCACTATAGTTACCACTAGAGTCTTTACCTGCATACCAAGGGTGTGTAAGACGTTTAGTTAAAGTAGTAGGAGCACCATTACCTGTGTTCCAACCTGTGTTCTGAGCGTCATACTTACGTTCATCTGAAGGACTTGCTTCATCGTTATAGTAAGTAGTAGTGTCGCCTTGCCATTCAAAGTCACGCACACGGAAATCAATTTGAGTAACTGTAAGTGTTTCTGCTACGTTGTCACGTTCAATGTAGATAGGATCAATAGCTTCTGATACAACTACAAGAGCACCTTTAATAGAAGCGAAAGAACACTTAGCCTGTGATGCACCAACACTACCTGCTACTTCATAAGTAAGTAAGTTTACTGTAGCTGTCTCAATGTTAGCTGAGAATGGAACATCTGCTTTATTATAAAAATAAAGAGTATCTCCATTCTGAAATATTAAAAACTCTAGACCTGACTGACCGCCTACGTTGTGCCAAGTTCCTGTTGTGGTAACAGCATCATCTGCTACAGTAAAACTAGACAGTTCGAAGTTAGTTTCTTTTTCTACGCCCTTACGTCTACGTCGAGAACCATCACGACGAAGGTCACAGTTTAATTCATCTATAGATGCGTCAGGTGGAAAGGTAAGCTCACCTGCCTCAGTGATCAAACCTTTGATAAAGGTGTTAACTGCTCTTTGATTGAGGCTCTGTGGCATTTCGTTTCTTACGCTCCTCGTAGTCCTTACCGAAAGCCTCTCTGCGAACAGCCTTAGAAGGAGTAATATTATTTAGGTATACTTGTATAGCTTTCTTAGCGTTATCTAGAGATGTGTACTTTCCACTTAAATCGCCTGGAACCTTGCCTTTTTCTACATGGACCTCGAAGAATATAAAGCCATCTGGTGATTTTCTTACATGGATCGGAGTGCTTAGTTTTTCTGTGCATGTCGCCTTTAAGGTTTTGTTGTCGTAATCAATCTCGAAATCAACGTCTACCATAGTACGGCCTTTTATTTTCTTTCTTCACTCTATACATATCACTCTGCATATATGACTTCTGTCTACGTGCAGCTTGTTCGATCTTCTGATCTACACCACTCTTAAATAGTGAGAAGCATGTAGATTTAGATTCAGCAAGCAAGTATGGGAACAGTACTTCATCTAAGTCTGGGGTGAAGTTGTCACTGATTGTGAATGTAGGAATCTTATGACCTAGTGCCTGTGTCTTGTTCTCTGCTAGAATCTGATCCGTGTCACTCTTATAGGAGTCCATTACGATATGCAGGTCATCGAATGATGTGTAGTAGGTAGGCATCTGATCATTACGAATAAGTAATGGTGTGTTACCGTTTACATCGTAGACTGTATCAACATTTGTACCGTCTTGGTGTAAGGTTAAGAACAACAAAGGTTCTATGTATTGTATCTCTTTAAACTCTGTATCGCTTGTAGTACTTACGTTATAACGAATGAAGTCTATGCGTTTTACAGAGTCGGGTACTTGAAAGTGTGTCGGACGTGCTGAACTAGACAGACTTACAAGTTTAACTAATTCTTGGTGTTCAGGTATCATACGAGTAGATACCATGTTGTAGTAAACATCACGTACTACAGACGATATTTGTTCAGCTTCTATAGAATCACTGATGCTGTTTACATCTTCGGAATCCATATCCGATAAGATGTTCTGTACTATTTGTAGGAGTGTTCTTTTCATTATACTGGTAAACCTTTTATTGACCAGAAAATAGATGCGTATTTCACGTCACCTGCAGTACTAATTTTAGAATAGATTTCGATATAATCGTTAGTTGATAAAGTGCTGTTTCCAAGTAAAGAAACTGAACCCCAAGTACCTGAACTAATAGTTCTAATTACATGAGCACCTGTTAAAGCAGAACCGTTCTTATAAATCTTCCATTCTACATTATGATCTGTTCCAGTTGCTTGTGAAGTAGAAATAGAAATATGAATATTAGATGTTATATCTCTAGTTCCAGTATAAACTAATCTAGCATTAGGTGTGTTAGTTACAGTAAAACCATCAGTACTTGATGTACTTAATGTAGGATTTATAACTCCAAATGAAGTTGTAGCTGCATGAGTATATGCAGGTGTAGTAGCATCAAAAGCTAAATAAGCATCTGTGTGTTGGTGTGCAGATGTCCAAGTTCCTGAACCTGATCCATTTGCAATATACACATCGCCTGAACTAGCAGTAGATGCACCCTTCGGCTCATGGAGATAAGGGTCTGTAAGTGCTGAGTGGTTTACGTTTGCCATTTAATTGTTTCTCCTAGAGCAAGTAAGGTAGCCCCCGAAGGGACTACCTAGTAGTATTATGTTTCGATGTAAGTAATAACCAACTTAGCAGCACCTGCAGTAAACGCTGCAGTACCGTAGTTAGGTTTGATGTATGCATCTGAAGCACCTGTCATCACTGCGCCACCTACTAGAGCACCGTCACATGCGACTGCTTTAGTTGTAGCGTTCAATGCTGTAAGTGCAATGGTTGCATCAATGCCATCAGCATCAATAGCAGAACCTGCAGAGTCATACGCACCGATTGTCAAGGTTGCTGAACCGCCTGAAGTAAAGGCTGTTGTTACCAACAGGTGAGCACCTGTAATGTAAGAGTTAGCAGGAATAACTGGGTCATTCGCTACTGGTGTTGCAGCCGAAGAGCCTAGCTCAGTCGCATCTGCAATATCAATTACAAGTGTTTTTACTTCTGAAACAGCGGTGTTACCTGCATCAACTGCAGCACCCTGATCATTGTTAGTTAGAACACGAAGTCCGTCTGCGTTATTGTAAGACATGTATCTTTCCCCTTATCTTAATTAGACGTTAGTTTTCGATACAACACGAACCATGTTCTCAGGACGGTACAACTTGACACCGTAACGAGCAGTTGTAACAAACTCATCACGTTGGAAGTCTTTGTTGTATTCATAGTCCACTTCTGGCATCTGACGCCATGCACCCACGAATGGGTTAGCAGTCTGATCCGCAGAGAAGAACAAGTTAGCTTTACCGTTTACAGATGAGAAGTCTACGTTTGCATTTGCAGCAGTAGGCAACGCACCATCAGTAACGTCAGCTAGGTAGTTAGATGTGTATACATCGAATCCGTATACGTTTGCAACGAACTGCATACCAGATGCAATACCATCACGAACAAGACCTTCGAAACGTGGGTTGTTTGACACGTTAGCAATGTTCTGTAGAGTATTCAATGTATACTCTGCTGATGGGTCAACGATAGCAACAAGGTTACGGTCAGGAACATTTGCTTTTTTCAATACGTGACGAGCACGTGCAAAGTCTTCCACAGTAATAACTGCGCCTGTACCACCTGCTGCCCAACGGTGCTCAACTCCATCAATAGACTCGTTAGAGTTTGCTGAAACACCTGCTTCTGGAGCAGCCATAGTTGTTGTTTCGAAGTGCGCCATGATAGCACGTTCTTGTTCAGGAACAAAACGAGAAACCATTTCGTTCATGTAGAACATGTCTTGTTTAGCTTTCTTAGTGATATAAGTAGCTGATGATAGATACTTGTCAACACTAAATGTGAACTGACCTGTATCTAGTGGACGGTACTGAACCGCTGTATCTTCAGCGTAGTTGTCCACTTGCGCTTGACCGATTGATGGAATCTTGAATGTGTCACCATCTGGGAAACCTTCAAGCATACGCACGTAGCGTTGTGCCATCATCTCGTCACGTAGAATCTCTTTTAGCTCGCCCGACCATACCTCTGCACGAGTTAAGAGAGAAACATTACCAGTTGTCATAGACATACTGACTCTCCTTATTTAAAGTTGTGATTAAATACCGAACCTATTACCAAGGCGTTGACGATCTTCCATCATCTGTTGTTGTACCTTTGGTGTGTAGTATAGGTTACGATTCTCACGGCGAAGCTTCTGATAGTAATTAAAATCACGCTCACCGCCAGTTGTTGTCCCTACAGACTCTGTGCGAACTGACCCTTGAGTTATAGGCTTAAAGGTCTGTTGCTTCTCTCCTAGCAAAGCAAAGAAAGCAGAGGGAGATTCAGATGCAAGTTCTTGCATACGCTCCATACTAATTCCAAGCTCTTGCGACTTGTTAACGAGTACGTTACGTGCTTCTGTTCCGTAGATTTCTTCAAGTGTTACATCCACCTGACGAATGTTCTCCTGAACAGTAGCTTGCTTCTCACGTTCTGTAAGAGTTTTTTCAACAAGGCTTTTTAAATCATCTTCACTCACTGCGAGGTTGGTGTTACCTTCAGTATTCGTGCCACCGTTATTATTGTTATTGGACTCTAGAGGATTTTCGTTGGTGGGTGCCGAAGCCTTTGTCTCTAGTTGTTGTAACAACTGGGCCGCATAGTCTTGCTTAGATAAATCTTCTCGCATATTTGCAAGTTGATCCTCAAGGTTCTTGATATAGGCATCAGCCTCAAGTTTACCTTTAGCAAGTACTTCGGGGTCTTTCCAGTTCTCACCACGTGTCTCTACGAGCTTCTGCAAGTAAGATTCCTGTGGTGAGGTTTCTTGCTGCGTAGTCTCGGTTTGTGTCTGAGTCTCCTGTGGTTGGGTGGCTACAGACTTGTCTTCATCAAAAACTGACATTATTCTTTATGATCCTTACGGTTGAGGTCTATTAGTCTTAGCAGATCATCTAGAGCAGCATTGTACTCATTCACTGCTATTTGTTTTTCAACCCATCCTGGGCCGTAGTCACGAACAGATTCTTTCTTGTATAGAGTCTGTTCGATAACATCTTGCAAGTCATCAAAGGCATTCTTGTAGTACAATACTTCTTCGATGCGCTTGGCTTTTTCCTCACCCCTTAGACCTTTTGTCCAAGCTGAGTGCATTACTTTTTCTTACCGCCTTTTTTCTTGTACGGTTGACCTTTTGCTGGCATGATAAACTCCTTATAACATTCCCATCTCTGCAGACTCCATCAGCCGTTGTTCGTTGGCTGCTTGTAAGTCTTGAGCCATAGATTGTGTTTCCATTTGTTCAGACACTGCTACATTTTCAGAGTACAATGTAGGCTCACCTAATTCGTATGCAATGATACGAGCTAGTTCTTTACCTGACAAGTGTGGTGCAACAGTAGGGTCTTGTGCTTTTACTGCTGCCATCTGTATCAGGTTCTGCAATCTACGAGCACGTTCAGCAAAGTGTCTTGCACCCACTGGAACAATCTTACCTGTAGATGTAAGGTCTTCTCTAGTAATCTCAAGAAACTTAGAGAAGCCACGTTCATCGTCTAGTATTCGAATGGTATCTGCTCTATTCATATAACGACGAGCGTTCTCAAGCATAGTATTCAAGATAGGTTCTAGGAATGTACGCTCGAAGTGTGCAGCCTTATGTTCAAAGATACGAGATGCAGAGTTCTGTAGTGTCTGTACTTCGAATGCAGTCTTCTCACCTGGGGTACGGATACCCATAGCTTGACGAGGAGCACCTGCCATCTCTTCCATCTTATTCTCTAAGACTTGTATTTGCATGTCTGCATTTAGCGCAGTAGCATCAGGAGCCATGTAGCCTACATCACCTTCTTCGCCCATGTATATACGAGCACCAGGTTCGAAGTCGAAGTCCTCTACGTCACCTTTGACTTTCAAGATAGGGTAAGCGATCTGATCAAACACATCTGCTTTCAAGTTCTCTAGGTGATCAATGCGGTACTGCATACCTACAAGATTATCTAGTGGACCCATTGCGTATAGGTTGTCAGGACGGTTACGCCAACCACTATGGAATATAGGAGCCTTACCCATCCATGATGGATTCTCTTGGTTGTCTAGTACATGAGCACGGTCTACAATAGTAATCACACGATCTGACATTAACTCACCAGACTCTTGATCGTAGATGTCACCATAGAATGTCATAATCTCTACGTAGTCTGATTCGTAGTACTGCTCAATGCTAGTGAAACCATCAGCAATAAAACCTTCAGCCTTTTCGAAATGACCGTCTGTTCCTCGTACATTCTTACGAGCAGACATCATCTTTTCGAATACGCCTTTCAAGTAATCATTACGAGGGTCTGCATCAATCATACGCTTAATCTCACCAAGAGACTTAATACTCTTAATGATCTTAGGCGAGTCTTCGAATGATGATGCTGTTGGATTAAAACAAATATCGTAGGGTGATATACGTACTACTTTAGGACCAGTGTACTTAGGAATAACCTCACCGTCTTCTTTAGTAGAGTATCCTTCATTCCACTCTACCATAGCAAAACAGTTACCATACAGAATCCAATCCTGAATCAAGTCTGATGTAGTATTCACAAAACCTGACTGACGTACTTTGTTTTCCATGTACGCTTGGATTACTTGACGTTTCTCTTTACGATTAGCGTCACGTGTATCAGCTTCCCACTTCATCCACTTCTGTTGTGGAAACAACGTAGCGAAGTAGTTAGCATGTAAGTTATCTGCGATTTGTGTAATCTTAGGGGTAGTCGTTGTATTAGACCAAGGAAGGATTGCGTTAGCAGTAGTTGTAGTATCCGTAGCGTATACGTAGTTACGTAACTCCTTAGTACCTTCAACCCAATGATGACGTAGTTGATGCCACAGTCTCCACTTATCTGCAATGTCTACAGCAAGGTTGTCTGGATCAATAAGATTTTCAATATCAATAGTGTTCATTACCTACTCCCTGCTCTGAAACGGCTATTCGCCCAGACAATATTGCTATCACGTTTCCTGTTAAGGTTACGAGTTGGACGCACAGCCATATCTACGGCAGATGCTAGAGCGTCGATAACGTCATCGTGCGGTGGGTTCCTACTAGATAATTCATCCTCTAGATACTGTGTGTTACCACCTCTGTAGTGCCACATCTGAAGGTTGTCATATCTAGGTTCTAGAACTGCAGCAATACGCTCTTGTTTATTACCTTGTTGTTTGTTAGGTCTGAACTCGTCAATGCTTAGTGCTAGACCATGTTCCTTAATTAACTCTTTTAGTTGTTTCACGATAGCCATCTGAGCAACAGTAACCTCTGCTCGTAGCTTACGGAATGACCACTTGTCGTGCATATCAAAGATGTGATCGAAGTACTCTGATATACGTTCTGTTCTGAACCTGTCGATGTCTAGAACATAAACATTATTATCTGCGTCTACACCTACAAGAACTAGGGCAGTGTAGTCAGCTTTAGCTCTCGTACTAAACGCAAAGTCAATAGCAGCAAATAGGTTTAGTTTGTTACCTCTGTAGTACCAGAACCCATTGTCTAAGGCTACGTGCTTCCTATCGAAGTATTGTATCTTGTCTCTACTTACAGGTACGTTATCTGGATCACTAGGATCGTTGTAGTACTGTGCTCTGAACTGACCTTTGTCGAGATACTTACCACGTTTCTTAGCGAGTGTAGCTATATCGAACCCGAACCACTTACCATCTTTACGTTGTTGTTTAGGCCATAGGAACTCACCAGTACCATCACCACGATTCTCTACAGGCTTCTCGAAGATTTCGTATATCTGATCTTCACCTGCCTGTTCGCCCTGATCATCATAGAGAACTTCTTTCATCTCCATCAGATCATTGTACAAGTCCTTAGTATGATACCGTGTACCTACTACCCACTCTTTAGCATCAGCACCTTCGATAGATGAAAGCAATGAGTATTGACTTGCTACCTTGTTACGGCCCTCTAGGGTAAGAGCATTCTCAGCTACAACTACGTCATCAAGTACAGCAATGTCACAGTGTAAACCTGTCAGTGATGTAGTCAGACCACCTGTAAAGATACTAGGGTCACGGACGTTTTCTTGCTTACGTAGTGGGTGGTCTAAGCTGATCTCTGAGTTAGTCCACCGTGTACGTTTACCCTCTTCAGCGTGGATGTGTTCAGGCCAGTAACGTCTATAGATTTCTGAGGTAAGGATACCTTTAATAAAACTAAGTTGTTTCTCAGCGAGGTTTGCTGTAGCAGAGATATACAGGATACGTAGTGTAGGGTCTTTAGTTAGTTCCCATGCTACCCTGTAAGCAATGAGCCTTGACTTACCGTGGTCACGTGGAAAGAGAAGAAGCTGATAGTTACGTGCGTCCTCTCTTGTCCACCATTCTATGACCTCTTTATGGCAATCACCCAAGACCTGCTGTGGGG